CCACCCGAAGTTGCAGGCCATGGAGCACCGGGGGAACGAGCTCATGCCGATCGAGGCGAGGATGAGCATCGAAGTCAAGATCATCAGACCGGGCGAGGATGTCAGTACACCCGCCCGTTGAGTTCCCCGAAGCGTTTGTTGAGCTGTTCCAGCCGGCAAGCTACAAGGGATACTTCGGCGGCCGGGGGTCGGCTAAGTCACACTCTATCGCAACAGCCTTGCTGCTTGTTGGCGCAGGAGAGGAGCCTAAGCGCATCCTCTGTGCCCGAGAGATACAGAACTCCATCAAGGACTCTGTCAAGCGCCTGTTCGACGACAAGATTGCTTCCGACCCTCGACTGTCTAAGCTGTACTTCTCGACGCAGAACGAGATCCGCGGCGCCAACGGCACGCTGATCTTGTTCAAGGGTCTGCGGACGAACGCTGACTCTGTGCGATCGACCGAGGGCTTGGACATAGTCTGGATCGAGGAAGCGAACACCGTGTCTGAGGCCAGCCTCCGGCTGCTCGCCCCCACGGTTCGCAAGAAGGGTTCGGAGCAGTGGTTCACGTGGAACCCGCGATACGAGACGGATCCCTGCGACCGGCTGCTCCGAAAGAACCCTCCGCCTGGCTCCATCGTTCGCAAAGTTTCGTGGCTCGACAACCCTTGGTTTAACGAGACGCGGCTTCCGGAGGAACTCGAGTGGGACAGGCAGCGCGATCCGGACAAGTATGCCCACGTGTGGTTGGGCGAGTACCTTCGGAACAGCGAGGCTCGCGTGTTCAAGAACTGGCGGGTCGAGCCGTTCGAGACCCCTGACACAGCGACTTTCTACTTCGGTGCCGACTGGGGCTTCAGCGTAGACCCATCCGTGCTCGTCCGCTGTTGGTTCAAGGATCGCACGCTGTACGTCGACCACGAGGCCTACTCAGTCAAGTGCGAGATCGACCACCTGCCGGCGCTGTTCTCTGGCGACGACGATCGTGTCGACCCGGTGGACAGAACGACCAAGCTGAAGCCGCGCTGGGAGAACCCGTCGCGGTTCCCCGGCATCCCTGCTTCTCAGCGGTGGACGATCCGGGCAGACAGTGCCAGGCCGGAGACCATCAGCCACGTGGCCAAGCGGGGCTTCAAGATCGTCTCAGCTCGCAAGGGGCCGAACTCAGTGATAGAAGGCGTCGAGTTCATCCAGAACCACGACGTCGTGGTCCACCCCCGCTGCAAGCACGTGATCGACGAGCTCAGCCTCTATGCCTACAAGCAAGACCCGCTGACCGGCGACGTCATGCCCGTCCTTCAAGATAAGAACAACCACTGCATCGACGCCCTCCGGTACGCCGTCGAGGAGCGCCGCTACAACTCAGGCAAGTGGTCGATGCCCATCATCGGCTCGAGACCCCACAACTTTCCAGGCTGAGAGGCACGATGGCCCGCACCGCGAAGAAAGCCGCAGCGCCCCAGCAGGCGACGCGAGACCCGTTCCCGACGCCTCAGAACTATCCGGTGCTGACCTCTGGTATGACCTTCAACGAGGTCGGTACGCACGGCCTCCGCCAGTACTCGGGCTGGGTGCGAGAGGAGTTCCTGCCTCAGCTCCAGGGCCGGCAGGCAGTCAAGATCTACCGGGAGATGCTGGACAACTCCGCGTCGATCGGCGGGGCCATGATGGCGATCCAGGGCGCGATCCGGAAGGTCGTGTGGCGCACGGACCCGGCGGACGACACGCCCGCCGCCCAGGAGATGGCCGACTTCGCTGAGAGCCTGCGCTTCGACATGTCGGAGACGTGGGAGGACTTCATCGCCGAGGCCCTGTCCATGCTGGGCTACGGCTTCAGCCTGCACGAGATCGTCTACAAGCGCCGCAACGGATCGTCGAACAGCGACGACGTCGCCGGCAGCTTATATGACGACGGCTACATCGGCATCCGCAAGCTTCCCATCCGCGGCCAGGACACGATCCTCAAGTGGTTCTTCGGCGAGAACGGCCAGATCGCTGGCGCGACGCAGCAGCCATACGACGGCCGGCTGATCGACATTCCCATCGAGAAGTGCCTTCTGTTCCGTCCGGCCCACCACAAGACGAACCCCGAAGGCCGCAGCATCCTCCGCAGCTGCTACATCAACTACCACTTCGTGAAGCGGATGCAGGAGCAAGAGGCCATCCTCCTCGAGCGGCTGTCCGGCCTCCCGGTCGTCCGCGTGCCCGGGTCTCTGATCGACTCAGCCAACGGTGGCGATGCCACAGCGATCGGCGTCCTGGCTGCGTACAAGAAGCTCGTCACCAACGTCAGGATCGACGAGCAGATGGGCGTGCTGCTGCCGTCCGACGTGTTTCAGACTGGTACTGGCGCCGGCACTCCGCAGTTCGACTTCAAGCTCGAGAGCCCGCAGGGCGGCGGCCGGGGCGGATCATCTGCGGCGGACGTGGCAATCAACAGGCACAAGCTCGACATGGCCAGCTCCCTGCTGGCCGATTTCATCGTGATGGGCCACGGGGCCAGGGGTGCGCAGAACCTCGGCGAGACCAAGCTCGACATGTTCATGCAGGCGGTCGAGGGCTGGCTAAACAGCATCGCCGCCGTGCTCAATCGGTACCTGCTGCCGCGTCTCTGGCAGCTCAACGGCTTCGACCCTGACCTCATGCCCCAGTACGTTCCGGACACGGCCCAGCGCCTGGACCTCGACGTGCTCGGCGCCTACGCGCTTCGATTGAGCCAGGCAGGCATGCCGCTGTTCCCCGACGCCGACCTCGAGAACTTCTTCAGGGACGTGGCCGGGATGCCCGACATATCCGAGGACAGCACGGCCCGCGACCTGATCGTCGAGAACGACGCGGCCACGCAGGCCGCCGAGCAGGAGCACGCGCAGACCGCGAAGCCGGACCTGGCAGGATCACCCCCGGCCGCGCCGACCAGCGGCGACACCGCCGGTCCGACGACCAAGGTCGCGAAGTCCGTCAAGCGAACATACAAGAAGCGAAGGAGAAGCAAATGACGGGATGGATGCTCGCCTACCTGTTCGTCGGCACCGGGCTGTGGCTCCTGCTCATCGGCAACGTCGTGAAGAACAACACGCTGACCCCGGCGGTCGTCGTGATCTGCAGCTTCATGTTCATCGCGGCCTGGCCGGCGTTCATCATACACGGCGCATACACGGCGGGTCGCTGGTGAGCATCCTCTGCAAGCGAGCGCCGATCCGGCGCCCGAAAGTTCGTGCTGCCAGGCATTACCAGCGGAAGGACGACCCGACCCGCTTGCTGGCAGAGAGCGGACGTAAGACTATAGGCCGGTCGCTCATGGCAGCGTTCCGGCACCTTCGATCTACGCTCCCTGCTCAGAAGATCATAGAGACCGTCCGCCGAAAAGACGTGATCGCCGCGACCCGACTCGTAACAACAGGTCGCTTCGCTGACGGCCTCAAAGACCCGTTCACAAAGATTGCTGAGGTCTACAGGAAGTCCGCCGAGCGAGGCGCCCTGAAGATCACTCGGCAGCTAAGACACGTCCGCAGCCGCAAGTCGTTCGACGAGTGGTCGAGACTGCAGAAGGCCCCTGGTGGCAGCTTCGCGTTCGACCTCACCACCCCGGAAGTCCAGCAGCAACTGGCCGACTACCAGGACGCGCTGATCACCGGGTTGACTGATGACGTCCAGGCCGTCGTGTACCAGACCATCCTCGACGGCGTGCAAGCTGGCGAGTCGCCGGAAGCCATAGCGGACGACCTGAAGCTAGTCATCGGCCTCACGGACCGTCAGGCCCAGGCCGTGGACAACTTCGCCAACATGCTGGAGAGCGGCGACGCCGAGGCCATGAACCGGGCGCTGATGAGCAGCGCGGACGCCCAAGTCATGCAAGACGTCCTCGATGCTGGAGGAACGCTCGAGCAGGACCAGATCGACGCGATGGTGTTCAACTACGCCGAGGCGCAGCTTGCCTTCAGGGCAGACCAGATCGCGACCACCGAGGCCACCAGGGCCGCCGAGCTGGGGCTCTACGACGCCTACGGCCAGGCGGTCGACCGCGGTGTGTTCCCCGACGGGGCTGTCACTCGGGTGTGGAAGCTAGACCTGGACGAGCGGACCTGCGACATCTGCCTCTCGATCGTCGACAACAACCCGGACGGCGTGGGCCAGGACGAGCCGTTCGACTCGGACGACGGCCCCATCGACTATCCTCCAGTCCATCCCAACTGCCGGTGCAGCGTGGACTACGTGACCGACCTTGATCAGATGGACGCCGGCGACAACAGCGAGGAGGGCTAGCATGCCCATCGGTATCATCATCAGCCTGGCCATCAAGCTACTCTCGACGGGGCTGCAGCTGACAGTCGAACCAACCCCCGTCCCGTACAACCCAGCGGACCACTACGGCATGCAGGTCGACGTCGTCGATCCGCTCAAGCCGGCGCCAGCGTGGCAGTGGAAGAAGCACTGGGGCTTTTAGCGATGAACAGCTTCGACAGATCTCGAATTACCGTTCTCGAACACGAAGTCAACCAACTAATGGAATGGAGAAAACGCATGGCAGCTACCCTCGCAGACATCACCAACGACATCGTCGCACTCAAGGCCCGCACTGACGCATTCGTGTCAGCGCTCAACGACGTGAAGGCTCAGCTTGCTGCTGCGCTGGCGCGCCCGACTGTAGACCCGGCCGAAGTCCAAGCGGCCCACGATGCCCTCAGCGGCGTCATCTCTGAGATGGACGCAGCCAATCCCCCTGCGTAACTCCCCCTATGGCCTGGAGGGAAGCCCGTGTCATCCCCGGTGGAGATCTACTCTTACATCGCTGACAAGCGGGCGGCCCTCGGGGCCAAGGCATTTACTGTCGACGAATTGTTCCGCTTGTTCAAGCTGATCGACGAGTTCTATTCCGAAGCAGCTAACCAGGACACGGAGACGGACGAGTGCATCCGCTCCCTAGTCGAGTACGTCCACCACCAGCGCACGATGCTGACTAACTGAGGAGGGTCGTCCACAAACCATGGTTCACATCATCAAACCGAACACGTGCCGGACCTGCAAGCACGCTTTCCAAGAGATCAACCGCGGTCCCAACAACCAGCCAGTAACTGAGTACGCCTGCCGAGCTCACCCCCCGTCCGTCTTCCCCCACGTCCAGCAGGGGCCAGACGGCCAGCCGATGCTGATGAAGATCGCCATGTTCGCGAAAGTAGAGCCGTCGTGGCTCTGCGGAGAGTACGTGAGGAATGTCATCGTTGCTGACGAGAACAGTCCGGAGGCTGCGTGATGGACTGGTCAGAACTGCTGGCGGCCGTCGGGATCATGACGATATTCGTGGTGGTCTTCATGATCATACCGTACTGCCTGTCTCGGCCGCGCCGATGATGCCGACGCGCTGGTTCTGGCTCATCCTCGTTCTGCAGCTCATTATCCTCTTCAACCAGGTTAAGATTTTGTGGGTGCCGCTATGCTCAGGAACATCATCAACTACCCAGCCCACGCTGCCGTCGGCGCCGTCATCGGACAAATCCTCATCCCAGTCCCGATAGTCGGTCTGTGGATCGGGGCCGAGATCGGCGGGCACGTCGGCAAGGTGCGGGCCGAGAACGAGAAGAAGTAGTGGAGAGCAGCATGGACTTCGTCACATGCCTGAAGGACCTCGACGTCAGCGACGTCCACGTCGCGACCACGGGGCCTGACAAGAAGAAGAAACCGAGCAAGACCCCGGAGGGTCGGACCAGCAAGGCGGGCTTCAGCATCCCCCTGGCCATCGCCAAGGTGGACGAGGACCAGCACCTGATCTTCGGCTGGGCGTCCGTCGTCGAGAAGGACGGCGAACTGGTCGTCGACAAGCAGAACGACATCATCCTGCCCGCAGACCTCGAGACCGCCGTGTACGACTACGTGCTGGAGTGCTCAGTCGGCAAGTCCCTCGGGAACATGCACGGGTCAGTAGGCCACGGCCGACTGGTCGAGAGCATGGTATTCACAAGGGAGAAGCAAGCCGCCCTCGGCATCGACCTCGGAAGGGTCGGGTGGTGGGTCGGCTACAAGGTGGACGACCCCCAGCTGTGGGCCTCGCTGAAGCGGGGCGAGCGCCCAGAGTTCTCAATCGGCGGCTACGGCATGCGAGAGAGCGTCGCATCGCACCTTGAGAAGTATAATGAGAACCACGACGAGCGGGGGGAGTTCTCCTCCGGCGGCGGAGGGGGCGGGACGCACGATGTTCATCTCGGGTTCGTTGCCGCCGGAGTGGATTTGAACATGAGCGACGCAAGCGTGAAGGCCGCGCAGGCACTCCAGACCAAGCTGGGCGGGACGACCAGCGGCTCCACGGACAAGGGCGTCATCGTATCGTTCAAGACCCCAGGTGCAGCCGCGCAGTTCGAGCGCGAGACGAACCGAATGGGGTTCAATTCAAGCAGACTATAAAACGCAGAAAGAAGGAGTATGAGCATGGACTTTTCGAAAGTTGACTGGATGCACGCAGCTGGCTGGACGGGCGCTACCTTCCTCGGCGTCGGCCTCCTCGCGACCCTCCCGATCTCGGGGCCGATCATCGCTGTCGGCACTGCCCTCGGCATCGGCGTCTCAGCTGCTACTGCGGGCCTCGCGGCCGGCGGCATCAGCGTCATCAGCCAGGCCAAGGCCCACGGCGACGCTGCAAAGTAGTTCTTCCCGATGATCTACGATGCTATGATCACGAAGCTCAATGCCTGGGTGCGGAAGCACCCGGGCCTTGAGGGCACCGCTGCTGGCGCCGGCGCTGGCATGCTGGTGGCCGGCCCGATAGGCGCGCTGGCCGGAGCGCTGGCCGGCGGCGAGATCGGTCAGAACATCAGGGACGACATCAAGCCCGACGGTGATGAGGAAGACAAGCCATGACCAGTCCGACGCTGCTACGGCGGCTGAAGATCAACGAGGTATCTAGCGTCGATCGCGGCGCTGGGGAAGACGTCCACGTCGTCCTTATGAAGCGCGACGACGAACCCATGTACTGGGAGAAGCGCGACTTCACCCAGGACCAGCGCGACCGCGCGGCGGCGTCAGGCGCCGCGATGCCGGGGGGCGGCTACCCCATCGAGGACGCCGGCGACCTCCACGATGCCGTCCAGGCGTTCGGCCGCGCGAAGAACCCGCAAGCAACTAAGGACCACATCAAGTCCAGGGCGAGGGCCCTCGGCCTGACTGACAAGCTCCCAGAGGAGTGGTCCAAGCGAGCAGGCATCACAGCCCGAGCCATCGAGGCGCTCAAGCGCAGCGTGGCCTCAATCACGGGACGCCAGATCGAGGGCGACCTCGAGAAGACGTTCGAACAGTTCGAGGACCACGTGGTCGCCGAGGGCGACAGCGGTCTCGATAACCTCAACAAAGGAGACGACGACATGTCTGACGAGATCAAGAAGCAGCTCGAGGCCGTGACCAAGCAGCTGGCCGACCTCACCAAAGCAAGCGACGAGCTTCGCGCAGAGAATGTGCTGCTCAAGATGAGCAAGGAGCACAAAGACTACATGGACACCCTGAGCGGCGATGCCAAGGGCAAGTTCGCTGCCATGGATCCAGCAGAGCGCGACGAGTGCATGGCCCAGAAGCGCCTGCAAGCCGAGCTGCCTGCGAGCGTCCAGAAAGCCCTGGCCGAGGCCGAGGCCGTCAAGAAGGTCGCCGAGGAGCAGGCTGTTCGCCTGGCCAAGCTCGAGGCCAAGGACGAGCTCGCTGGTTTCTCCAAGCGCGCTGTCGACCTCGGACTTCCCGAGGCCATGGGCGAGACGCTCATGAAGGCCAGCCGCGGCGATGCCGAGGCGTTCGCCAAGGTCGAGCAGACCATCAAGGGTCTCAACGAGCAGGTCGCCAAGGGCGGACTGTTCAACGAGTTCGGCTCCAAGGCCCCCGGTGCTGGGTCGGCTTTCGACACCATCACGGCCAAGGGCGAGGAGCTCCGCAAGTCGGACCCGAAGCTCACCAAGGAGCAGGCCTTCACCAAGGCATACGAGGACCCGAACAACAAGGACCTCGTCGTCCAGTACAAGCGTGAGTCCATGCGGACTGTCGCGTAGCACCAGCCTTAATCTTTCAAGGAGACTTTTCTCATGGCAGTTCAAGACCCAGGTTTGGACATTGGCTATCTTCAAGCCAACTCTGACCTCAGCGCCCTGCAGTTCACCGCGGTGATCATCAGCGGCGCCGACCTCAAGGTCGACGCGGCGACCGTCGCCACGGCCGGCACGCCGATCCTCGGCATCCTGCAGAACAAGCCGACGGCCAACCAGGCAGCAGACGTCCGCCTCCTCGGCGTCAGCAAGGCCAAGACTGGCGCGTCCTACTCCCGCGGCGTCCCGCTGATGATCGACGGCTCCGGCCGGCTGATCGCAGCTACCTCGACCAACCAGGCAGTGGCCTACTCGCTCGAGGCATCCGGCGGCGCGAACGAGATCCGTTCGGTGTTTGTCAACGCCAACGGTCAGAACACCTAGCAGTCACTCGCCTGCCCAGGGCGAAGCCTTCCCTACATCGCCTTGGGCAAGCGACACCGCCAGCGTCGTGAGACGTCGGCCTTCCCTCAGATGGAGCCCTTTCTATGCCCCAACCAGTATTTAGTGACGTCCACATCTCGGCCGCACTTACGAACGTGGCGACGGCCTACATCCAGGCCGACGACTCGTACGTCGCGGCCAAGATCTTCCCGATCGTCCCGGTTCAGCACCAGGCGAACAAGTACTTCACCTACACCAAGGGTGACTTCTTCCGCGACCAAGCCCAGAAGCGAGCTGATACCGACGAGAGCGCCGGCGGCGGCTTCAACCTTGGGAACGCATCCTACTCGGCAGACGTGTGGGCGTTCCACAAGGACATTGGCGACCAGGTTCGGCGCAACGCTGACCCGGCCGTCGACATCGAAGTCGCGACCACGCGGTTCATCATGCAGACCCTGATGATCCGTCGCGATCGTCAGTTCGCCTCCACCTACCTGACGACCGGCGTGTGGGGCACGGACATCACCGGCGTGGCCTCTGGTCCGTCCGCGTCCCAGACCGTGTACTGGAACGACGACGGCAACGGCGATCCGTTCACCGACCTGGCGACCGCCCAGACCACGATCCTGACCAACACCGGCTACATGCCCAACAAGCTGCTCCTCGGCTGGCCCGTCTACCAGGCCCTCCGCAAGCATCCGCTGGTCATCGACCGGATCAAGTACACGCAGGCCGCGTACGCCGGGACGGTCACGCCCCAGCTCATGGCCGGCGCGTTCGACATCGACGAGGTCGTCATCTCAAAGGCTGTCGTGAACACGGCGGCTGAAGGCGCGACCGACTCGTTCTCGCTCATCGCAGGCAAGAACGCTCTGCTCGTCTACGCTCCCCCGTCCCCGGGCCTGATGGTCCCGTCCGCCGGCTACATCTTCAGCTGGGACGGCTTCACCGGCATGAGCAACATGGGCGTTCGCACCGCGAGCATTCCCATGCCGTGGCGCGGCGCCGGCACCGTCCGGGTCGAGTCTGAGATGGCCTACGCGATGAACGTCGTGGGCTCCGACCTCGGCTACTACTTCTCGGGCATCGTCTCCTAAGTCATGGTCCTCGTGAAACCCCAGGAGAGCGACGGTGGCGTTGTGCGCCGTCGCTTCTCCGCTGGCGGGCGACAGTTCATGGCCGGGGAAGAGCTGACGGCCGCGCAGGTCAACGGCTTCCCGGTCGCCAACCGCAACGCCCTCGTCAGCGCCGGCTTCCTCCACCTGCACCCCAAGAAGGGTGCAGGCAGCGGGGCGCCTCCAGAGCGACACGTCGTCAACCTTGGCTTCGGCAAGTTCAACGTCGTCCAGGGCACGAAGCTCAACGAGAAACCCCTCACCAAGGAGCAAGCTGAGAAGCTTGCTCGCAACATCCCGGGCATCAAGGCGGTAGTACCAGATGACGACGGAGCTCAAGATGCATGAGATCGGTGGCGGGTACGTCCGGCGAAAGTTCTCAGTGGGCGGCCGCAC